AGCAAAGAAAAGGCTGCAAGATTTAAAGAACGAAAAGAAAAAGATAATGGATGACCATGTTGCAGATGTTAGGTCAGGGAATTTTCAATCAACCTTTCCTGATGAATATAAATGGGCTGAAGAAATGTATGTTCCAAAATCTAAAATGAATAGAACCCAGGAAATTGAAGATGAAATAGCAGAATTAAATTCAATGCTTAAAATTGTAGATCATCCAGGACATAGTTTTCAATCCATTGAAAGCCCAAGGGATAAACAAGGATACAAAACACCGGAATGGTTTCCTGGTGCTGAAGTTTCTAAAGCATTCAGAAATCTAGGATTCCCAGGACACCGGTTCCTTGATGGTATGAGTAGGTCCGGTAAAAGACCGAATAAGGACTACAATTACGTAGTTTACCCCACCGATGATCCAACCATGATCAACATCACCAATCCGCCAAAGTCACTTCTAGACTGAAACAGCATTGACCACTTCATGCAGATCAAAATCTGATTCATCAATGTATTTCCAGGTCATAATCGGTTTTGAGTGTCTAAGGATTCTTTGAGCTTCAATAATCCCAAACCTTTTATAGATCCTTTTAGCCATGCTTGCCCTATAGGCATGAAGGGGTTTCCTTCCAGTGATACCCAACCTTCTGCTGATCCTTCTGATGACATTACCGATGGCACCGACATGGTAGTAAGTCCATCCACCATCACCATCATCAAGAAACCACACCTCACCTGGATTCCGGTTATCCCCTTCTAGGAATGCAGCCAACTTTTCTGACATAGGAACCCAGTCATCAACACCGGTTTTCGGTGTCCAGTCATCATCACTGACAATCCAAATTTTTCTAGATGGAATGTCGATATGCTCCAATTTCAGATTCAGCAATTCACCGGCACGCATTCCAGTTTCAGACAGCATCATATGAATTCTGATGTGGTCCTGGATCTTCCGATCCATCACATAGTCTTCAATCTTTTTCAGTTCATCATGACTGTAATCCTTAATCTTTTTGGAGGGCACCGAAATCTTCTTTGCAGATCCAAAATCAAACTTCAGATTTACATGGTTGACCGTCACATATTTCAGGAATGATCTGAATGCTTGCTGGTGTTTTGCAATGGTTGCCGGTGATAGTCCTTCCATACCTTTCTGATACCGACCCCAATGATCCAATGAAATTTCTGAAACAGGATGATCATGAACCGCATTCAGATAGTATCGGACTGCAGTCTGATATTCATCATGGGTCTGCTGTTTACGGGTGTTATGGATGTATGCCAACCATTTGGCTGCAACAGTTGAAACAAATACGACAGGGTTCTGGAGTTCATCTTTCTTCTGATCGATCATCCTTTGAAGATATTCTGCAATCTGATCTTCCCTTCTTTTCCTACCGGCTGCTGTATGGGTTGCATCTTCAACAGCACAAAGCGTAACCGGTCTGGTTCTGATGCCCTGTTTGTATTCCTTATATTTATAGGTGTTACCATGGATGGCCAACCCCAGTATTCCATGCAGCCTAGTCCTTGCTCTCATCTTTTGCCTTTCCAGTGATCAGTTGAATCAGTCTTTCAGTTTGTTCCAATTTCGTTTCTAGCTCCACGCATTTTAGGCATGTGGAGTCTTTTGCCTTTCCAGTCAGTATCCAATGTATGTCCCAACCTGCATTGGCCAATGCCCGTAAAATCCTGCCAGACATTTCTGATCTGCCAGTCAAAATTGCTGAAATATAGGACCGGCTGAAGTTCAGGTCACTTGATATTTCCTGCTGGGTCAAATTTTTTTCACGCACAAGGTACTGAAACCTTTGGGCAATCTGGGCATCATTGATATCCATTAGATTATTTTTCAAACATTTTTAAAATAAATTGTTGACATCACTGTCAATGTTGATAACATGATCATCAATGAATGTTACAAACAATAGTACAACAATCATAATAACAATGCAAACACCAATCAAATCACTTCTTAAATCCAGTGGTGTCACCCTTGGTGATGTGGCTGCTGCTTCAGGTTGCAGCAAACCTGATGTTTGCCGGGTTCTGGATGAAGAACTGAATGCAAAAATCAGGGACACTGCAATCCGACTAGTCAAAGAACGGAATCTATCAGTTCAGAATCAATTGGCTGAACTTCAAGCATGATGAAGGAAACAAAAACAAAGCAGGAAGAATCATTGATGATTCAAAAAGCTACGGAAGCATTCCTGCAGAATGGAGGACACATTGAAAGACTTAACCCAATCCGGGCATACGGATACATTAATATGGACATCTGGGCGGAACGGATTGAGCCGAACCTTATCCTTCACGAAGTGGAGGCAACGGTTCAAGCCCAACACCAAAAAACCAACCAACAAACAGCTACGACAATCAAAGAAAGGATACACCCATGGAGAGTCTTCAAGCACTAGGTGTGATCATCAAGATATTTGATGAGCAGGTAATCAGTGAGAAATTCAAGAAAAGGGAATTCGTTCTGGAAACAGGATCACCCGAATATCCTGAATATGTGAAGTTTGAATTCACCCAGGATAAGACATCAGTCCTGGATAATTACATGGTTAATGATCCAGTCCAGATTTCATTCAACCTGAAAGGTCGTAAATGGACTGACCCGCAAGGGGTTGATAAGTGGTTCAACACTTTACAGTGCTGGAAAATCAATCCAGCCGGTGAACCAGCAGGTGCCAATGGCGTTCCTGTTGAAGATGATATGCCGTTTTGAGGATTCCGCCACTTTCCGCCAGTACCAGGAAAGGCGGATACTCCGCTTTAAGCGTATCAAAACTATTAACTGTCAAATACCAGAAAGGCAACAATGACAGAAAATAAAATCAGTACACAATTCATTGGTCCTAATCAGGCCGAAGCAATGCTGGCAACGAATGTCAGCAACCGGGATTTATCCCAATCCTTTGTGAACCGATATGCAGCAGACATGTCAAAAGGAAATTGGGCACAGAATTCCAGCATGATCCGAATCGATTCAAATGGGAATCTTCAGGATGGTCAACATCGTCTGGCTGCAGTTAAACAGTCAGGAACCACACAAGCATTTGTGGTGGTTGAAAACTGTAGTGTTGAAGATTTCAAATTCCTGGATCTGGGAAGGGGTCGATCTTCAAGGGATGCATTAACAGTATTGGGTTACAAAAAACCCAAAATCATGTCAGCAGCCATCCGGTTAGTGTGCCTTTATAATGATGGCAAACTGACTAAGGCAACTGTAAACAGGATTTCGACTGACACAAAAATGCAGAATGTGTCCACTGGGTTGACAAAATCAGAAAGCATTGAACAAACAATTCAGTATGCTGCAAAACATCCAATGGTGAACCCTTTGGTTGAAAGGGCTGCCACCATTCAGAAATCGTTCAGAATTGTGCCCAGTGCAGTTTTCGGTTGCTTTCTATTCAAGGCAAACGAACTGGGTGATACAACACTGGAATTTGCAACAGAATTTCTGAAGGAATTTGCAGACTGCACCGGCAAACCCGGAACTGCAACACACTCACTTTTTGTGAGAGTGGTCCAACAATCAAAAAGTGGGGTCCACTTCAGTCAATCCAACCGTTTGGCAATGATGGTTGTTGCATGGAATGCATGGATTCATGGGAAACCAAGAGTTCAGATCACTGTTAAGGGTGGTGTACCAATGATGGAATCTGCTGATGTTTGATTCAATCAAAAAGAGGTTTCCAAACCGGATTCCGACTTCTCAATACAATCAATGGCCCCAGTGTAAAGCCTGTGCAAAAACAGGAATGCAGTGGACCAAAGTAACAGATACATGGCACCCAATGCTTTGTTTTGTGTGTGGTGGATCTGGTGTTAGAAAACCCAAAGCAGCCTAGTCCAGAGTGGCAGCAGCTTTTTTGAGTCTACCAGACCAACCAAGTGAACCAAGTAACATGGACCCAGTGGCAACGGACTTATTATCTTCCATGCCCGTAAAGCCACACCAAACAAAAAAACCCCCGGCACTAGATGATCAATCCAGTGACCGGGGGTAGATTCCCAGAAAGGCAAATTTCATAGGAAGGATAATATAACATGACCATAAAATCTGTCAAATCATTACCAGCATTA